CAATCCGTTAAAACCGAAAGGGGCTTTTTTTCTTTTGTATTTATTTATAAACTTATCAGATAACTTAAATTTTTCCATTCATAATGCTCCTATAATCTTTTGTCGTAACACTCATAAATATAATATATATTCCGCTTAATTTACGTTTTATTCAAATCCGTCAATATTTTTTTCCATATCATTATATTTGTTCTGTAATTCCTTTCTCAAGAACTCTTCACTATTATCCATCTTACTTTGTGCGTCTTTTCCAAACTGACTACTACCTTCAAATATCTGAACTTGTCCAATATTTGTATTAATAGTAGATGGATATGTAATTCCATCTATACCAAATCTATTTTTAATCACATGAAATCTTCCTGTATTTGCAATCTTATCTTCCACTTTTCTACTCATACTCATTACAAAATCTGCTGTCATTACTTTACTATAATCTTCAGCTACTTTATCAGCACCAATCACATCTTCTTCTAACGCTGAACGATTAGCCTGTGAAGCTGTCCATATTGGTACTTCTAATTCACCCGCTAATCCTCTTAAATCTTCATAAATATTTCCAATAGCATGTCTCTTCTCTCTAAATTTTCCTGTGGGCATTAATATATCAGCATAATCAACTAAAACAACATCAGGTTTCACACCACTTAACTCAATCTGTTTTAAATGTGATCCTATTGTCTGTACACCAGCAGCTTTTGTTGGAAAATATTTAATTAATAACTTACCTGGTAATTTTGATATTTTAGATTTAACATCATCTTTATAGTATTTTATATTTGCAGTAGTAACTCCAGAAAAAATAGAATCATATCTTAAACCTACATAATTTTCATTTAACTCTAAAGTATAATGTACAACTGTTTTACTTTGTTTTAAAGCCCCTGCACCTAAAGCTTGTAATGTCCAAGATTTACCTATACCAGCAGGAGCTACTACAACACCTAATTCACCTATTCCCAAACCACCATCCATAATTTCATTTATTACATCCCACGGTGTAGCAATTGTCGTTCTTGCAGATTCTTCAAGTCTCAAATCTAAAGAAACAATATAATCATGACCTAAATCTCGTGTAGTACCAGCTTTCATAGCTTCATCTATAATAGACTTTATACCATCATAATCTTTGTTTTCTAATAAATCAACTGAATTTAATATGGCATTTTTTAGTGTCTGATTTTTACAAAAATCTAATGTTTGAGTCTGTACAAATTCTAAATCTGTAGCCTCTATATTCTTCCAAACATCTCTCAACTTATCTATAACACCTGATTTAAGTACATCATTATCTATCTCATCTATTTTATACTTTATAACTTCAAGTGTTGGTTGTTTTTTATATTCATAGTAATAATCTTTTACTGTTTTAACTAACCATTTGTTTGAATCTGAATCAAACATTGACGGATTTAATATATCACTAATAGTTTGAATAAACTTTATATCTCTTAATAAAGACGCTATAATCTTAGATTGAAATGATGTTCCGAATTGTGTTAGTGTTTCACTCATGTGTCTTCTCAGCGTAATGATTTAATTGATTAAAATTAGTAAGTAACCAACTATTAAGATTTGGAAGTGCTGTATATAATTTATCTTCTAAAAACATCTTTTGAAATTTAAACTTTACTAACCTATTAATAGGTTCATTGACTCTTTCTATTATTTTTGTTTTAGTAGAACCTGAAATATCTACATCTGATAACTGCATTAATTTATAATTCAACTCTATAACATCTTTTGCATCTGGTAATTCTGCAATAACTTCATCTATATTAACTATACGGTTCTCACTCAAAAATGGTAATTTTTTTTGGATTGTTTTCAAACCTAGTCCTCTAACACCAGGAATATTATCTGACTTATCACCATCTAGTACTCTATACCAAATAAGGTTATGAGATGAAATACCAAACTCTTCTAATACAGAATCTTCATCATACATCTTCTTTTTAGTTGGACTCCATACTTTTATTCTACCATTCGCTAACTGAAGAAAATCTTTATCAGTTGACATAATAGTAATTTGAGAATCAGTAAGAACTTGTCTACATAGATAACCGATTGTATCATCAGCCTCAATGTTATCATATGATAATACAGTTACAGGAAGAGTTTCTAAATATTCAACTACTCTCTGTAACTGCATAATCATATTTTGTTTTTCATCTTCAGGTGAAGCAAAATCATACGCACGATTTACTCTATATTTTGTTTTTCTTTTAGCTTTATATTCAGGATATAATTTACGACGGCGTCTAGACCCACCCTTGCCATCAAACACTATGATAACACGAGTAGGTCTAAACATATTTATAGTATAACCGATACTTCTTAGAAAACCAACTATTCCACCAACGTGAATACCATCATCGTTAGTAGTTGGTATAACACTAAATACTCGTATAAAAGTATTTAAGCCATCTATGATTAGTACTTTATCATTTGGTTCGCCGCTATCTAGAGAGCCACCTTTCTTCTTGATTTCATCAAGTATAGAAAGATATTTAGCATTACTCACTTAATTCCTCTTCAACAACTACATCATCAATGCCAAAGTTCTTTTCATATTTTAAAATAACTTTATCACAGATTAAGTTGTAACAATGCTCTCTGAAGTCTTCATCTTTGAGTTGTTCACTCCAATCTTTAGATTGAAATTTAAGTTCTTTACCCTTATGATTTTTCATAGTATACCACGCACCACCTTGTTTCACTAAGTTATGTTCTTTCATAACTTTTAACCAACTACCTTCATCATCAATACCCGTTTCAAAATAAAGTTCAAAATCAGCATGTCTCATTGGAGGCCCTAATCTATTCTTAATGACTTGAGCTCTCATTTTCATACCAATATTATTACTCTTTTTATCTTTAATTTGACCAAGATTTTTTAATCTGATACGTGTTGAAGCATGAAAAGGTAATGCTTTTCCACCACTTGTTGTCCAAGGGTCTCCAAACATAACACCTAGTTTTTGTCTAAGTTGATTTGTGAATACTAAAGCTATCTTTTGTCTACCAATCATTTGAGTAATCTTTCTCATCGCTTTTGATATAATAATGGCTTTAGCAGTTGCCCAACCATCTTTATCAAAGTCAGCTTCTAATTCTACCTTAGTAGTTGCAGCTGCTAGTGAATCAACTAAAATAGTTACTAATCTATCCTTATCTGATTCTCTTACCTTAGCTACAATTTCTTCAATAGCTGAAAATATATCTTCAACTGTTTCCAAATGTAAATACAACATATTATCTACATCTACACCAATAGAACCAAGAAACTCAGTACTAACTGCAGTCTCTGTATCTATATAAACAGCAACACCACCTTTTTTCTGAGTTTCTGCTAATGTATGAGCACCAAGTAAAGATTTACCACTTGATTCCAACCCATTAATTTCAGTAATTCTACCTACAGCAATACCACCGTTAGGTTTATTTGATATTGCTAAATCTAACATAGTAGAACCAGTAGATACAAAATCTTTTATATCTGTAGGTGTAGTATCTGAGCCATCAAGGAAATATGCTACTTTCATATCCTTGAATTGTTTATTTAAAGTGTCCGCTAAGACACCAGCCAATTCATCTCGTGTTGACATAAAAATCTCCTATATAATAGTGAGTAGTTAGGCATACAAACACAGCCTTCTCATCGCTTAATTCTGTAGGATACTACCCACTATAGTTTATTATTTAATTATTAAATAAATCATCAAACGCATCTGATGTTTTCTCTGAATCATAAGATTTTGTTTCAGAAACAGTTTTTTCTACTGTTTCTTCTACTAAATCTTCTCTACTTTCTGAATCACCATTAAGGTATTCATTAAGAGCTTGAGTCAATTCATCATAAGAACGTTCCTGATATATTTCAGTAATATTCTTTTGTGATTCTTTGATTGATTCAAGTACAGCTGCGTCTTCTGTAATTGGAGTTTGATTTGGCTTCACTCTGATTGACGTTGAAGGAAAGGATTTACCTGTTTCCTCAGCAGTTTTGAATTCTACAGCAACATCACGACCATTTACAGGGTCTGTAATGTCACCATAATCTGGATCTGCTATAATGGACAACAGTTCTTGATAAACTGTCTTACCGAAACCCCAAAAACGAACACCTTCTTTTTCTTCACCACGAACCACGACTGGAGCAAAAGTTCTCATTTTTGCTTCAATCTTTTTACCTAAACGATAGTCATCTTTTGAACCTGTTGATTTGAGTTTTTGAGCAAACTCTTCCATTGGATCAGGTCTACCAAATGAAATTGGTGAAAGATAATTCTTATCACCTAAACCATAATGAAAGTATAATTCAATAAAAGGATTATCTCTATTGAATTTATAAGGTACAATTCTAACTATTTGATTACCAGGTTGTGGTTTCCAAAGATTAGAAGTTCTTGTGTTTGTTGTTTGAAGTTGATTAAGACGTTGCTTGATTGCATTTAAATCCATTTTTCATCTCCTATTTTTAATTAGTTAATTAGTATTTTTTAATCAAGTGTAACCTTGATACATAAATAAGTATAATCGATTTTCCGAAAATACAATTATTTTTTTTCTTTATCCCAAGTTTTTATATCTACTATGGTATAAATTCTTGTTGGTATTTTATTTAAACCTTCTTCATTGGTAAGTAGTAGTGAGTTCTTATAATTTTCCCATTCTATAGGAAATGTTTTATCTAACTTACCATCATTCAATTCACGAATTAAATCATTAAGTGCATTGATTGTATATAATGTGTTAGTATTCTTTTTTCTATGTAACGAAATTGTATCCGGTACGTTTTCAATAAAATCTTCATCATATTCTACATTATAAGTACAAATTAATTGATGATGATCTTTTTCATTCTGAAATACGTAGATTTTATTAAACACAATATCATTGCATGCTATGATAATATCTACTGTTTCATAA